GGACTCCGCTTGAGCATCAGCCAACGCCCCCGCCGTACGGGGCACATACTCAAGCTCACGTGGCCGCTGCTGCTCGATACGGCGGCGCTTCTCCTGCTGCTCCGCCAGCTGCTTCTCCTCCACCGCGAGCTGTGCTGGGCTCTTGAGGAATGGGTGCGGATCATCAGGGTTAGACACCGCCTGAGCAGTCACAAGCGCGGCCTTAGATGCTGGATTGATATTCATCCGGCGCGCGCCGATCCGTGTCTCCGGCCGAAGCACCCAATCCTGCAGAAGCAGAAGCAGACGCCGCGAGGACAGCGACCCCGAGGGGTCGAGCCACTCACGAATCTCCAGTCCCTCACGCAGCAAATCCAGCTCCACAAGGTCCACGTGCCGAAGCGCGAAAATAAGCTCCGCAATACCCCGCACCCCCAGCCCAATCGCCTCGAGGTAATCCTCGAAAAGCTCATCAATGTGACGCGCGAAGGGATCCGAGGTCATGACAACCACCTGCGAATGAACATCCAAAAGCCCACGCACAAGAAGCGGTGTATCGAGTAGCTCTAGGACGCGCTCCGCACCCAGCCACATTGGATCCAAGCGCGCCTTTATCTGGCGGCCCCGGTGTGTGAAGGTGATCCAGGCCCCCGGCTCGTCAGCGAGGATGAGCCGGAGATCCACTACTTGCCTTCCTCTGCCTTTTCTGCGGCGTCCCGTGCGCGGTCAATCACCGGGGAGATGATGTCCTCGAGGTCTTCGAGGATCGCGCCGGAAAAGTCGAGAAGACGCCGGGTCTTAGTAGTCAAGGCAGCAATGACCATGGCGACGGTATTTCCCTCGGCCAGCAGGTTGTAGTAGGTGGCGGGGAGCTTCTTGGGGTCGGTGATGACCTCAACGTCGACCTTCGTGCCGTTGCTGAGCTCCACTTTTTCGGTGTAGATTCCATCCACCAGCTCACCGGTCAGGGCGTCGGTCTTCGCTGGCACGTTTTTTGCTGTAGCCATGTGGTTCCTCCTAGGCATGGTGGTGGTCCCTACGAGATGATTGAGGGCAACCACTCTCAGGAACCACCTGAAGAAAGAGCGGCTGCCAGTATGGGTGGCAGGGCTCGAACCTGCGCGCCTATGGCTCTACCGACTGAGCTACACCCACCAGCCCGGGCCGTCACCCCGGGCGGGTTTACCGACGTACACGACGGCGCCTAAGCTGCCCCGGGAGAATTCTCACCAGACGGGGCGGTATGCTCGCTCGCGTCCGCCGGAAGAGAAGCCGTCTCACCATCCGGCTTCTTGTACTCATGCAGGGTGACACCCCCGGTCTTCTCATCCACCACTGTCATAGCGGTGAGCTTGGATCCAGAAGCCTGCGGGAAGAAAGCCTTCCCCTGCTCAATCTTGTTCTCCAGGTCCTCAATGTCCTTGAAGATCTTCTCCTCGACGCGAGCCACAGCGCCATCCTTTCCGACGATGTAGAAGCGCTCCTCGTAGTAGCGCTCATCAGTACCGTTCTTGAACTTGATTGCGACCGGGCGGGCCTGCGGGTCCTTCGCCGTCTGACGCTCATTAATGGTGAGCTCGGCCTTCTCGCGAGAAACCCAGATACGCACCAGGCCAGAAGAGAACTTGTGGACGAACGCCACATAACCGCGGGCAACCTCGGCAGTGTGGGCACCGTAAACGGTGCCGTCCTGCACCACAGCGCCCGGGTTTTCGATGTAGCGCATCACCGGGGAGCCGGCGATACCATCAACCGCGCCAGACAGCGGGCCAGTGGTGTAGCTGGTCTCGGTGTTGCCACCGGTCAGGTTGGTGTCGTTGGAGGTCACCTCACGCGTGTGGCCATGATTGGAGTCAGTCGGCTCCACACCGAGGGCTTCCCAGCCATCGATGAACGCGCCGGTCTTCTTGTCGATGGCCGGATCATCACCGAAGAAGGCCAGCACCTGGCGGTCTTCAAGCACGCGGATATCCAGGCCGATGTTACGATTTCGTGCCATTGATTTTTCCCCTTTCTGAGGGCATAAAAAATGACCCCATGGGGTTCCAAGGGGTCAACGAAAATATGTGATTTATTCGGTTATGCGGTGGGGGGTTTTATGGTGGCCAGCAGCTTGCCGACCCCCACCGAAATACTCATGGTGGAGACAAACCCGGTTGGCTGGTAGGACGGCCCCGTGCCGAAGAATGTCGACTTCGACCGGGACACCCCCAACCCAATTCCGGTTATCCCCTGCGTCATCGCCGTGTACAGCCTGCGGCCGAGAGCACGAATACCCTCACGGTCGGGGCCGTACACGCTGATGCGCACAAGCTCCCGCGTATGCGTCGTCTCATCCACCTGGGTCACATCATCGGCGACCACGATCGCCAGCCCATCCGTGGCCGCGTTGTACCCATCCGGGAGCGCGATCTTATGGACCATGTCCGCATCCTCCGCAGGGAAAAGACGCAGCACATGATGGTAGACAAGCTGCACAAGATCGGGGGTGATCCCCACATCATGAGACATCCTTCACCGCCTTTGTCAGGAAACCATCCTTGGCCTGCTTGGCCACGGCACCAGGGTGACGAACAGTGACGACGTGCGTGGGGCGGTTCGTACCGTGGGTCGCATGCGTCACTTTGACGACGTCACCGGGATCCTCCTTGAGGAACCGCTTGGTGCTGGCACCCACGTCGTTGACGTCAGGCCAGCGGATCTCAATAAACTTTTTGAGCTCCTCGGCCTTATCCTCCACTGCTTCCTGCACCTGCGGAGTATTGGCCATCTGGCGGAAAAGCTCATGATAATCAAGAGACATTCTCGGACACCTCCCCACGCGAGACGATGAAAACCACCTTCGGACGGTGCGTCCACACCGCTGGTCTGCGACCCACCGAGTAGTCGAAGGACTGTAACTGCTGCACGGTGTATTCCTCACCACGGATAATCACCGTGTCACCGTCGGCAACCCGGGTCCCTGCAGGCGCCAGCACCTGCAACTTCGTGATATCACCATGGACGAAATCCTCACCCTTGACCACCTGGTCACCAGCCGGCGACACAATACAATGCTCTATGGTGCGGCTCTCACCATAGATGGGGCGCATGCGCTTATCTCGGCCAATCACCCCGCCCTTGATAGCAACCGGCTCACCAAAATCATCAGGCTTCCACCCCATCAGCGCACCTCCGGCCACCGAAGCGGAAACGGAAACACACCCCGGGGACGGCCTGTGACACACAGCCCCAGTGCCCGGCGCTGCTCATCGGTGAGCCTGACACCGCCGAAGGAAACCCAGTCGCCAGCATCCGCGTAGGTGATCGAATCGCTCTGAGGCCCCGATGTAGACGACACCGACCGGACCCCAACATTCGGACCAATTGTGACAGCAGCGGTCACCATCTGCCGAATAACCCGCTTCGATTCCGCTTCAAGCCACGGCACCGTGACCAGCTCCTGCTTCCAGGAGCGCTCCTCTTTCATGAAGGCAACGTCAATGGCTTCCTCCGCGTCTGCGACGAGCGTCTCCACCTGAGTGACAAGCCGCTCATCCCCCGTGTCGAAGGGCACCGAGAGACGTGCATTAATGTCCTCAAAAGTCACCAAGGCCATCATGCCCACCTCCTTTTACGAGAACTTCGCGATGAGCTCCTGCTTCGTCATACCTTTCGGATCAATCCCCTGCGCCCGCACGTACTCCTGCCACTTCGCAACAGGATCCGACTTCGCGGGACGAGCAGGACCATTCGGCGCTTCCTCCTCGGAATCTGCCTCGCCCCCGTCCGTGGACTCGGCTTCCACCTCAGCGGCCTCCGCTTCCTCCTCGGAAACTTCAGCCTCAGCGATAGCCGCAGGCGCGTCGCTCTCCATGTCGACGGCGACCCCAGAAGCCACAAGACGAACCGCATACGCGTCATCGACGTCGTACACGAGACCAGGCTTCAAAAAAGTAACGACCCCATCAACAGGGGCCGTTGCGAAACCGGTTAGCTGAATCTGCACTAGGAAATCGCCCCAGTAATCTTCACAACAGCCTTCGGATTATCCACAGCGATAACACGATGACGGAAAGCATCAATACGCCAGGACTGCGTCGTGCCACCATAACCATTGTCACCATTCGGGGCGTACAGGTCAGTCACAGTCAGCGGGATACCATCAGAGTAGAAACCTGCAGCACCAGACTCCATGACATAGATTTCATCTTCGTCAAGCCAGGAAGATGTGACGATCTGCAGGTCCACCAGAGACTGCGGAAGAATACCCTTGAAAATCGGGTTATCCTCGGCCGGCGTCGCACGGAAGAACTTCTGTGTATTCTCATGGTCGAGCGCAGCTTCAAGCACGGATTCGGAGATGACGAGCGTGTCGGCCTTGTAGCCGAACTTCTGCTCGTCCACGCCCTCCGGCTTCGCTTCGCGAACCATGCGCTTAGCAGAGCGAATGTCCTTCAGCGGGTCCGCCTTCGGATCCTCCCAAGATGTCACATTCAGCGTCGGAGCGTTCGCCTTATCGAAGGCATCAAGGCAGGCACGAACATCGGTGCGGGTCATCGTGTTCTTCAGTGCGGTGACCTGCTGAGAGACCTGGTCAATCTTGTTGAAGCGACGCTGCTCCAGGGAGACGGAAATACCCAGAGCCGTCTTAATGCCGATGACGGACTTCCACTTTCCGGTCTTCATCGTGGACAGCGGAATCTCACCGTACTCGGCGACTTCCTCCGCGTCATCCACCAGGAACGGGGATACCGCCTCTGCGTAGGCGACAACACCATTATTGGGGCCACCGTTACGGAAGATTGCTTCGGTCAGGAAGGAGCGGTCAAGGTCCTCACGGATCGTAGACGGGATGAATGTGGGGTCACCGACCATGGTGTCGACGGTGAGCTTGTCACCAGAAAAAGCCCCAGTAATTGCGTTTGCCATCAGTTTTTTATCCTTTCGTTTAGGCAGCCTCACCCGTGGACCCAGCCACGAGTGCCGCAGGGTGGAACATGTGGACACGGACACGCCCGTTGCGCGGCTCACGCTCAGCAAGCCCCACGGCAACGGTGCCGGTCTTTGCAGCCTTACCCTCGGCTGCCACGAAAACCTTGTCGCCGACCTTGAAATCCTTAGCATCGGTCTCAACATCGACCACAGCCTGGTGGGTGACAACAGCGACAGACTCAGGCAGACCATAGGAGAGGTCATTGTCTTCTCGCTTCACGGGGGCAGCGTCCTGACGAATGTAGCCGTACGGAAGGGCCTTGCCTTCTGCGAGCTTGACCTTGCCCTCCACAAGGTCAACGAATCGGAACTTCTTTACCGGGGCAGCGACCGTCTTGGTGATCGGCCCCGTGGTGAAAACAGCGTTAGTCATCTCTGCTCAAATCCTTTCTCTAGATACGAACGCTTGGGAACGGGGAGGCACCAGCCACACGGCTAGTAGCTGCCTCCGGATCTGTTCCATATCCCGCCTCAACACGGGGGATGGAATTAGCCGGCAGCGCACCCCAGGTCTTGCGAGTCAGCTCGGCATCGGTACGCATAGATGCGAGCACCGCGTCGCGGCGACCGGCAGCGAAACGCCCCTCGGCAATCCAGTTGTCGACTTCCTCTTCGAGGTCTGCCTCAACCTTGGCGTTGTAGGCCTCATCACCCATCTGGGCGCGGGCGGTCAGATCCTCAAGATGCGCGGTCGGCACAAGGGTGAACCCCTCAGGGATCCCCCCGTCTAGACCGGCGACGGGCGTCGCATCATGCTCAGGGGTCTCTCCGGCTACTCCCGGGACTTCGGGGGCAACCTCTTCCGGCTCCTCCTCTTCATCGGCGGCCACAACAGTCACCGCCACAGTGCAGGAGGAATCACCAGCAGTGATACCCAACTCCGCCGTATCACCGACGGAAACCTCATCAGAGGCCCGCACAGTGACAATGCCACCGGCACCGACCTCACAAGTGAAGCCGTCGCCGATCTCGGCGGTAACCTCAACCTCTTCGGGAAGCGGATCCGTGGGGTCAACCTGCACAGAGCCAGTCGGGACCACGGTCACCTCGTCGGGGTACTCGGCTGTTACCACGGTTGCTACCTCGATCTCTTCATTGCGGATGGACGCAAGCCCGGCGCGGACCTCGTCCTCCTTCATGCCCATCGCCTGGGCAAGCTGCGCAAGAAAATTCATTTCCTCACCTTTCTGCCCATTGCTGGGCTCAGTCTTTTCTTCCCCGTCGGCATGACGGGGAATGACCGGCGGCGGGGCTGCCGCACGGTTAGCGAATTTGAACCGGCGCCGCAATGAAGCAGCAACAGGTGTCTTAGCTGGTGTCGTCTTTTTCGCGTTCACAATGCCGTCAGCTAAACCTGCGGCGACTGCTTCCTCGGCGGTGTACCAGGTTTCCGCGCTCATCGCCTCAAGCCACTGGTCAATCTCCCCACCGGCTTTACCGGCGTAAATATTGGCCAGCTTCATATCCTGGCGTTCAAGATCCGCCAAGGTTTTTCGCATGTCATCCGCGTTGCCGTCCATGAATGTCCAGGCGCGGTGGATCATCATCTCCGAGGATTCACGCATTAGCACCTCATCTGCCCCGCCGACTGCGATGAAGGACGCGGCGCTGGCAGCCAAGGATTCAACGATGACTGTGACCTTCCCAGGGTGGTTCTGTAGGGCGGTCATGATGTCGATGCCCTCGTAGACATCTCCGCCACCGGAGGAGATGCGTACGGTGACATCACTGTCAATACCGGCGAGCTGGTCCATCACCTGCTTTGCGGTGATGGAGTTCTCTGGCTCCCACAGGTCTTGCCCGATGGGGCCGTACAGCAGTATCTCAGCCATGGTTTTTCTCCTTTCTCCCCGTCACCCGGTTGATGTAATCCACGAGAAAGTCATCAGCGGTCTTCTCGGGCTCCGGGTCTTTGAGCGTCACGCCTTTTTCCTTTTCCATCTCGATGCGGGCGATCTTCGCGTCGAGAGCATCAGACAGCGGCTGGGATGGCGGCATGTCGTAGCGGTCGCGTAAGTACTGCTCGGTCGGGGGATCCATGATGAAGGCGCCTGCATTCTTCAACGCTGCGAAGTCCTGCGCGGAAAGCTCCTTACGGGAACCAATCGCGTCGAATACAACACGCGGGCATGGCCCGTCATAATCAGGGAAAGCAACCCGAACCAAGTCCTCGACAATGTGTTGATTAGCGATGTCGGCGAAAAACTGGGCGGTGGTCTGCTCAGACTGGTTAAAAAAGTCAGACTGTGTGTCGGCCAGCGCGTAGGAGCCCCCCTTACCTTCCAAATTCAGGAAGTTAGCCAGAACCGCCACCGCAATCTGATTATCGTGATACGTGATTGCCTCGCTGGCGGACTGAATCTGGCCGGACACACCCTTCAACTCGAATTTCATTCCGGCCTTGAGCGCAACCCCCGAGGCTTCACCGCCACGGAAGGCCTTCGTGATCTCAAGCGCGTAATCGAGGTCCTCCTCCGGCGCGTCAGAATACTCACTGACGGTCACCACAGGAACACCCATACCGTTGCGGTCAATGGTCTGCATCTGCTTGATCAGCAGCTCATCCTTAAGCTTCCAATGCTTATACGCGGGGCGGAAAATCGAGGTCCCCACCCACGATGAACCCACATCATCGAAAACATAGCCCACCAAGTGGTTCACAGGTATCGCAACAGCCCCGATTTCCCCACTCGCGCGCTGCTCAATCGAGACCAGCCCGCCATCATCGGCCACGTTAATCTTCGAAATGGAGCCCGGCCAACGCGGAGCCAGCTTCACCAAATGCTCACGACCATCACTACCAACCCTGTAGCACTGCTCGAAGAACATGTGACCATACACAAGCGCATACATAGCCTGCTCAAGGTGCTTCTCCCACGAGACCCGCCCCGTGTGCCGCGCAACCGGCTGATTCGGGTCCTCCCCCTTCACACGAAGACGCAAATCACCAGCAACATGAGCGACAATCCTCTCCGGCGCGCCGTTAGCAACCACCTGCCAGTTCGCACGACGGATAGGAAGACTCACCGCGCGGAAAACCGACTTCACCTTCGCATCCTGCCGCAGCATCCTGCCGAAGATTTTCGCCGACGCAGGCCCCCGCAGCACTGGGTTATCCTCCCGCAGCGCAATATTGCGTGTGATTCGCGCTTTTCCTATCTCAGCCATCCCCGCTCACCTCCTCTAAAAAGCAAATTCTCTCGGTCTTGCAGGCTTCACAATCCTCGGCACGCCAACAGAAGACGCCAACCGCTTCGCCGGCTTCTTCTTCGACACAGCCACCTGACTAATCCCGTACTCAAGCAGACCGAACAGCGCCAGGGACGCGGCATCAAGCAGGGTGACATCCCCCACGAAACGGTCAAAGGACCGATACCGGCCTTTTCCGCGCTCGTCAGCGATCTTCCACTGCTCCATCCACCGCTCCGAGCCATCGTGAGCAATCTTCCCCTCCGCAATCATGCGGATAAGAAGCTCATACCCCTGGGCAACCTGCCCACCGTTCAATGCTTCGTAGCCAAGGCCCGCTCGCTCGAACGCGTCCTCAAGAGTGGAGCCCGGACCGAATGGGTCGAAAACGTTGGCCACCGGGTCGACTTCCTCGACGACCCGGCGCGCAGCCTTCACAATCGCCCCACGGTCAAACTCCGTCAGCGGATTAGCTGAAAGATACACACGGCCGTCACCCATCAACTGGGCAAGCACCACACCGGCAGCTGTACTGTCCGGCTGAACACCAATTCCCAGGCAAGCTTCGGAGTACGGTGGCGGTTCTATGGCCAAGCTCGGCCACGTTGTGATGTCCACGAGGTAGGTTTCCTCTGTGGCTTCCTCCTCGACGTACCAGAGCCCCCAGCCGAGCATCTCCACCGCGAAACCATCATCGGAAAGCTTCTTCCGCATGGAGGAAATCTTCTTCTCATCCGCCAGCACCCCGTAACTGGGGTTCGCCAGCTTCCAGGCAAGCCGGTCGTCAAGCTCCATCCCCTCCGGGGCACAGAACTCGGCGTACATCGTGGTGCCATCGTCGTCTTCCTCCGACAGGGCGCGACGTCGCATACGCGACAGCTCGTCCCCCTTCGGATGCTTCGCACGATTGACCGCCGAACTCGTGAAGAAGCTCTGAGGATCCTCCGCCGCCAACTGGGTTGGAGCCACCGCATCCAACTCAGCCGAATCAAGATTGTATGCCTCATCGGCAATCCACAAATCAACCTGGTCGAAACCACGACCCATGTCACCACTGCGGGTGGTGTACTGAATTTTTCCGCCTTCGCCAGTCTCCATCTCCGCCTCACCAGCCGAAGACGTGTTCCGGGTCAACCTGGTACGCGCCCACTTGCGGGATTTAATTTTCGCCCACATGCGATTCCTGATCGACTTCGCCGTAGACCAACGCTGAGCCGAGAAAATAATCTTGTGATGCAACACGAAGAACCGATAAAGCATGATCACCTCGAGAATCAAGCTCTTACCGTTCTGGCGCGGGCAAATAAGCACCACATCCGGGTGAAGCCAACGCCCTTCATCATCAACCATAAGCGCGAGGAGCACCTGCTCCTTCTGCCACGGCATCAGCTTGATGCCGAAACGCTCCGCAAGCTTAATCGCCTTCTCACCATGGATCGTGCTGCCCCCACGCCAACACATAAGATGCTCCGGCTCCTGCCTACCCTCCAAATTTGGCCACTCGCGCTGGATAATATCCCAATAGCGAGCGTTATAGTCAGAGGTCGGCGAGCCCATCCTCCTCACTCTCGTCAGATTGCTCACTCTGCCTCCTCTGAATCTCCGCCAACAACTGCCGAAGGACAGTCGCCAACTGTCGCTGCTCAGACACCGCCGTGTCCATCTTCAAAACGAGCTCGCCCTCAAGCTCTCCAGCGAAAATACGCGTCCAGCAGTCCACATCGCCTGTGGTGATGCGCGCCAAACGGTCAAGCCGGTCTTTCGCGCGCGCTGCTTCTATGACCAGCGCTTTTGTAGACACATCGTCCTGCTCTGAGAGCAGCTCTGAGACAATTTCACGCCCACCGGGACCAAATTCCTCCGGTTCCTGCCAATTGGTCACTCTGCGCTCCTCTCAGTGGCGAAAATGCGTAACTTTCCGGCAGCCTGAAGAAAATCTCATTCCTCTCATGTGGCGGGGCGGGGGGCGAGTCGCATACCCGCTAAGAATATCGGCGTGCCCTATCAGTCGAAAGGTTTTACCAAACAAATGGCTTTCGCAACTCCACCACCCCAGAACCCGCACCGACCTGCTGTTTTACCTCCTCGGCCGGGTAACGCCGGTCAACCTTCCCGCTCTTCAGGACGATGGGAAGCACCGGAAACGCGTCAGCAGCGTGCGCAGCCGGTCGCCTGCGGTCGATCTCCGGCCCGCCTTCGCGACGCTGCCGATTGCAAACGGAGTGAAGCATCCGATCCGCGCGAACGCCACCATTATGAACGCTGGTCACATGGTCGGCATCTAGCTGCTGGTCACGATGCATCGGCCGATTGCACCACCAGCACAGCTCGCCGTCTTTCATCAACGCGCGTGCTCGTTTGCGGTCCAGCTGGTGCCGATAGGTTTTCTGTACCTTCGGTTTCTTCCGCTGCTTCGCCCGCTCAAGCTCACGATGCCTAACCGTAACGCTGTAGCCTTGTGTTTCCAGCCTGCTGGCGAGTTCTTCGGCAACAGCGACGGAACGGTGTCGACCTGCGTTACAAAGCGTGGTGACAGCGGTAAACTCGCCGAGAGTGATTTCTTTCTCCCATCGGTCGAGCTCATCCTGAATCTGTGGGAGAAGCCATTCTTTCACCAGGCGATTCGTGCCTTCACGTGGCCTAAGCTTCGGCACATCATAAGGATTCGGCAGACGCGATGCGTCAATGATGTAGCCGTTTCTTGGTGCGCCTGCAAGTTTGCCGGAGGTGATCTGAATCAAGCGTTCTTCACACCTCCCATAAAGCTATGGCTGCCAGCAGCACCACGATGTTGTGACTCAGGAAGGAAAACCACTGTAGAACTGCACACAAGGAGTTTTCGTGATGCTGCTAGCAAGTATAAAAAATACCGCCTGGTTTTTGGCCATGCGGTATCATCACGTCGATTATACATCACTTGTGGGCAATGGCAAGTATTTTTGCGCCTGGACGTTCCTGATGTGGTTCAAGCACTCGGCTAATTGGTATCCGTGTCTGCCGTTGGGCAGCTCAGTACTGCTGATGTGACCGTGGCGCGCCCATCCTCTGATGGTGTCGATGGTGGTGGCGGTTCCTCGGATGGCGAGCTGTCGGACAATTTCGGATGCGGGCAGGGGCTTGGTCATGGTTGTTCTTTCGTTGTCGGGGTAGCGGCGTTTGATTGCGGTGGCGAGGTAGGCGGTCTGTTCGATCATCAGGTCGGTGAGGTCGTCGACCGGGGGAAACTGCTCGGCGATATCCCAGGCGTGCTGCTCAACCAGATCACACAGCTTGATCCCGGTTGGCTGTAGTGGTGGCCGGTGGCCGGCATGCTCCAGTGCATCGGCGACCATGACAGCAAGCCCGCCAGGTATAGCTTCGTCCCTGCGTTCATTGATCATGCAGTCCTCGATGTTGAGGGACCAGTCGTTGTCTGGTGTCGGTGACTGGGGTCCGAAGGTGGGGCGCATTTTGCGGGCGAGTTTTATTTTGGGTTTTGTCCAGCGGATGGTTTGGAGTTGGTGGAATTGGGTGCGGAGGTCTTGGGCTGCGGCGCGAAGTGTCTGCTCACGGACGGACAGGTCGATGTATTGGTTCATGCTGGCTCCTTGGTTCTGGCGAGTGCGTGGACGATGCGCTTGGTGAGCATCTAGACCTCCTTCCGGTCGGTGATGGTGACGGTGAACTTCTCAATGCTGCTGGTGTGGTGGCGCGCGGTGAGGTAGTCGATGGCCTGCTGGGCTGCCTTCCGCAGCACGGGTTCCCCGTTGCTGGGGGTGATGGTCGTATCCGTGAATAGCCGACTGTGGATTTTCCCGGCGTGATCGGTGTGGCAGATACGGAACTGAACAGAGCGGTTCATTGGTCGTTCTCCTTGGTGATGGTGATGAGGGCGCCTGTGCCTTCGCTGTAGTTGGCGCGGCGCTTAGTGGCTTCGACGTGGGTGACGTAGGAGTCGTCGGGGATGATGCCGGAGGTGGTGAGCCCGTCCAGGGTGGAGCGGATGAGCTTGTCCACATCCGGTTTTTGGGTCATCGGTTCTTGCTTGTTTTTTCCGAGGCGTTTCGGGCGGGGCATGATGAATTCGATTTGCACATGCACGGCGGTGTCGAATCGCTCACGGCGGGCGCGGGCGATGTAGGCCACAGCGGTACGCCACGGTGCGACCCCCCTCGAGGATTCCACCATCCGCCCGTTGCCCACATGCCTTTTCGAGCCTTGTGGGGCTGGCACACCAGGCACAAAAAACGTGGTCACTCTTCGGCCTCCTGTTCGTCCTCGAGTTTGCTTATCCAGGCGTCTACCTGGCATATGCATAGCTGTGTTTTAATCCAGTTCTCGAGCGTCTTAACCGCTTTCATGTCAATATCCAAGGCGTAGGCAACCTGCGCGGATTGCAGCGGGTAGCACGTTTCAAATGTTTCTTTCAGTTCTTCAAGCTCTTCCAGGGTTTTCATTGCTGCTCCTTGTGAAGGTTTTCGAGGTCGAGTTGGGGGGGAGTAAGCGTCGCGCAGTTCGTCGTCGTTCATTGTTGGTTCTCCTTGTGGTTGCATCGTGTGAGTGTTCCTTCGGGGGTTTCGCGTAGGCCGTTTTGGTCGCAGTGGGGGCAGGCGTTGATTGCGTCTCTGCGTTGCTGTGAGCGCTGTTTGGCGGCCTTCTGTTGTTCTTGGGCTTCGTGTTGGAACCATTCGCGGGCTTTGGCGCAGTCGTGGCATTTGGGTACGTCCCATTTTTGGAGGTGTTCGTGTTGGGGGCAGCGGGGGTCGTCGGGTGTGCCGCGAACCCACGGTGGTGGGGTGGTTTGGTCG